AATGCCGTAGAACTTGAATGAATAGACAAATTATCCTGCTTTGCTGCAAGAAATGACACCATAGAAGCAGAAGTAAATGCGGTTGTAGTACTAGAACTAGCACCGCTTTCTACTAATATATCTTGTGCTGCTGAATCCGCAATAGATTCAGATTGAGATAACCTAACCGCTTCATCTGCGTTTATAGCATCCTCATTAAGCTGTAAAGACTTCGCATCTTTTAGCTCTTTGTTGTTAAAGTCACTACCTCTGTAGTGCTGTTTTTTAGTAATCGCCATACTAATACAAATTAAAATTAACCGTTAAAATTATACATATCTAATAAATCCACTATTAAGACCCTCCATATTAACAATAAAACTGTTATTATTGTCGTTGTGGTCTATATCTACATCTGATTCAGAAAAACCTCCAAAACCATCAGCAGTATCTATTTCTACAATAGGCTTATATCCTAAATTATGAACTACCTCATAAATACCCATGTGATCTGTAAATTGTACCTCTTTAGTCCTTCCATGTCCTAAATGGTCGAATAAACTTGAAACATCTGTAATAGACCAAGAAGAAACACCGTTAACAACTTTCTTTTTTATGGTTAAATACCCTTTACCATATAACTTAAAGTCATTGTTACCCTCTATTAATTGACCAGTTAAAGGAGTAAAAACACCCCTAACAAAAGAGTTTTTAAGATTCTTAAACTTATAGATATACTTTACATCAACTAAGTCTAAATCAGGTAAAACAACATTATAATTAGAGTCTGATACTATATTAAAATACTTATCATGGTCTAATTCATTAACAGTTAACACCGATTGAACAACGTCTATATCTTGCGTGTTATAGTTATAACTAGATAAAGCTTGAAAACTAGATACAGATTCAATTATTTTTATATGAAATGTAGATAAAGGAGGTATACCAATAAAAGAAGATACACGACAAACAGCATTAACTAAACCATCTGATAAGCAATAAGCGTAACCATCCCAAGTAGCCGCGTTAGCCTGTATGGTTTGCCATATTATAGGATTAGGATAAATTATACATAATTGACCAACTTCAACACCAGTAACAGGTATGTTAGCATAAACATAATTAGTATTACCATTCCATGAGCCTTGTGTTATATTAACCTCTTTATCAATAACCTCAACAGAACCACCGCCTCCACCGCTTTCGTCAGCAGCAGTAAACACGTTACCATTATATTTTAATACTTGGTTTATTTGAGGTGGTACATCAAAAGAAACGTCTGATAGATCATCTAAACTAGAAACACCTATTGATTCAACAGGGCTAGAAGCTTTTTCTAAAGTAAGAAAACTACCAGTTGAAACAGTCCTTAAAGCTGCTGTAACCCCTCCTTCTCTTCTAACTTGTAAACCTACCTTTTGACCTGCTGTTAAGTTTATAGAAGTTGATAAGTTACACGATGCTGAATTGATAGCTGAACCACTACCGCGAATGTAAGCGTTACCACTTTCGTCACCAACTAAAACACCATCAACAGATAAACTAACAACTGGCGTAGGTCTTTGACCTGTTGAGTCAAATACAATACCTAAAGAAACATTATAAACTCCATCTTCTGGAACTTCTACACCTTGACTATCTAAATTCCAAACAGAACCCTCTGAAAATTCAACACCCCCTATACAGTTCAAAGGCTCAAAACCATTATTTACTGTAGCATTAACTAATATATTATCTAATACATTTGTTTTAATCAAAAAAGATTGACCACCACCGCTACCGATAGAACTTAAAGGAGTGTTAACCCCGTCACCTGTAACAGTAGTACCATCAACTAAAACAGTATTAATGTATCCTGCGTTATTGTTTAAGTCTGTAATATCTCCGCCTACATCTACTTTGTTATCTAAAGCTGTTTGTGTATCTGTTGATATTGGTTTATTTAAGTCACTTGTATTATCTACATTACCTAAACCTAGATCTGTTTTATTAATTACAACGTTTCCTTTTCTACCATTAACAGATAATACTTTTTCTGTACTTACAATTCTGAACCAATTACCCGCAACAGTATCAATCCAAACAGCTAAATCAAATTCATTCCATTCATCATAACCGTTTAAACTTGTGTTACCTGCTACACTTACTTGGTATGCTTCGCCTTGTTCTAGTGTAATTGTACTTAAATCTGGTGTATTTGTGTCTGCATCCCAATAACCAACAACCTTTAAACCTCCCTCAACTGTACTAGGTATTAAATCAATAGGTATTTTACCTGTAGATGGGTCTATATCTGCTGTTTGAATCTCTCTCCACTTTACACCGTCAACAATTATATAAGGATAAGTGAATGTTCCACCTTGACCATCTGGCAAATCCCCCGCTTCTACTTCAAAAGCATTATCACAAACTAACAAAAAAGTTAAAGTCTCACCGTTTTTCTGAAAAAAACCATCCCTTAATAATGGAATCTGAATATCTGCATTAACACTAGGTGATTCATTGATTAAAACATTTTCCGCACTTGAAGGTTGACCGCTAAAAGATTTAACATCGTTTATAGTTGCTGTACTCCAAACATAATCAGTAGAATTAGGGTTTAAATTAATACTTTTAAAAGCTTTAAGATACCCATTTACAAACCCTGTAGACGATCTTAAATACCAATTATAAGTAATAATATCACCTAAAGCTGACGGTATAATAACAGATATAAAGTGTTTTGTTGTACCTGTTATATCTTCTATAAAAGGTTGACTTAATATAGTAGTTGTTTGGCTTGGTTGTGCTTGTCCTTGTGGGCTATTTTTATCAAAAGCTTCATAAGCATCAACATAACATAAACCTTTTGATAACTTATTTTCTACTACCACCTCTGGCAAATAGTTAAAGCTATTCCCGTTGTTTACATTTGTAGCTACTAAAAGCTCATTTGTAGAACCTAAAGACTTTCCACCTCCAAGAAATACAGATTGGTTAGGAAATTGAACATCTCTATCAAATGTTACTAAGCTTTGAGTTTGTGTAAATGGTAGATCTGGATTAGTATTAATATCTCCTTCAATATCTCCCCAGTCAACAGAACCACCACCTCCACCGTTGTCATCTAAAAAAAAAATTAGCTCTAAAGCATCTCTTAATTCTGTTGCTGTTGTGCTACCTGCTCCGACACCTAATATCGTATCTACGCCTATATTTATATCAAATTCTGTAGGTCTAGCTGAATTAGTCCTAATTTTTAATACGTTGTTTTCTGCTAAATCTGGTATAGTTAATTCTACTAAATTTTTACCCGCTGTATAGCCTTGATCGTTAAAATTAATACCTAAAGATTTACCATTATCAATAAACTCGTAAGTAAATGGCATTTAATAAATTTTAAAGTTTAAAAAAAGCGGTTAAAAGGATTATTTAAAACCCTTCAAACCGCCCCAATAAATTAACTAAAAGGGGTTTTTACACCCCTAATATTATACCTCTGTGATGTTATCTATCGCAGTAGCAACATCTGAACACTTCATAAACGCATTAACGTTGTTAGCTTCAACTAAAAGGTTAGCTCTAATAGAAGCTTTCAAAGCAACTAAATCAGACTCCCAATCAGTATCGTTTTCAAAAGCTATTGATGTTTCATAAGATTGATTAACAAGTAATTCAGCTCTTGAAGAATCAAACACATAACAAGTATTAGCAGCAACCTCTGGCGAAGTAATAATCTTCATACCGTTAACCATTGGTACACCGTTCACAGTAGTCATTCTGTAATTCATATAGTTATTATCTCCATCTTTATAAGAGTTAACAAACTTGAACCAATCTAAAACGTTTACTACTGCCGTATCTGGTTGGTAAGAATTTTCTTTACCTAATACAAATATTTGAGTTTGCATTGCTCCCAACAAATCAACAAAGTTAGCGTCTTTGATAGTAGCACCGATAGGAGCATCAGTGTTATCAGCATCAAATTCAGAAGATACTGAATCAATAGAATTTAACTCTTCTCCTGTTCCTGATCCTAATAAAATTTGTTGATCTAGTCTAAACAATACAGAATCATTAATCAAAGTTTGTAATCTACCTTGAACAAATGAATAATCATTAGCATAATCAGAACAGAACTTCAAAGTATCTTTGATTTTCTTAGTGCTGATGTTTTGCGTTTTAATTGTTTCTCCTGTTGTAGAAGTAACAGGAGAACAAACAGCCACGTTTTGAGCATCTCTAGTTACTGTTTCTTGCTCTGCGTATTTGTAGAACTCACCACCAAAATTAATACGTCTAAACAAATCAACAAATACAGTCTTCTTTTTAGGGATGTCTGTAATTCCTGATCTCATTGGAGCGAAATCTAAACCACTATCAATATCTCCATAAGTAGCTGTTGTTTTCACCTCAAACTTAACAGATTTAGCATTATCAGCCTTTTTAGAAATAGCCTCTAATTCTGTTGCTTTAGATTCAAAAACCTCATCTAAAGCACCTTTAGGTTTTTCAACAGACTTTACTTCTTTCATTTTAGCTACTTCTGTACCTAATTTAATTTGTTCTTCTTGTGAAGATTTAAGTTTAGTCTCTAATTCTGATGTTTTAGCTTCAAGATCAGATACTTTTTTGATTTCTTTTAATTTCATTTCAGACTCAAAAGATTCTTTAGCTTTTAAGTATTCTGTTTGTGCTTCTGCTGTCATAGCTGAAACTTCTTCGATAGATTTTTTTACAAATTCCATTTTAAAATAATAAAGGGTTTATACTCGATTTAATTTGAACCTCTTTACCTTCATCTGTTTGAGTGGCTTTAACCTGCTCAAATGATTTCAACTGTTCTTCTAGTTCTTTTATTTTTAATTCTAATTGTTTACATCTTTCATCTGAATACTCTCCTTTTTCTAGCATCTGTTTAATATCTAGTAAAGGTGTTTCACCGTTAGCACCTAAGAAGTTTAAAGAGCTATACTCTTTTAGGTCTACTTCTTTAAGAATGTTAGCTTTCTTTTCTTCGCTCTTTTGTTCTTTGACTGTTACATACCCTATCGAATGTTCTAAAGTATCTCCATTGTCAGCCATGAATTTATAATCTGAATAAATATCTTTAACAAACTGTTTTTCAATATTCATTTTAGATACAATATCAAGCCCTGACGAACTCTTTGTTATCTCAATAGGTAAACCTACCAACTTACTCCAATCATGGTCTTGAAGGTGTTTAATACGTGTCCTTTTACCACTATTAAAAACTGATATAGTTTGGTTAAATGCTTTTTCATCCATTATATCCCCGTAAGAATCAATGTTACCAAAAGCACTCACACGAATTTTAACTATCCCTTTTTCGTCTATATCTTCAATAGAAGACTTTGTATTAAACAGTTTCATTATTATCTACTATTTCAGTTCCTACAATCATTATTGCCTTTTCTTCTTCATATCCCATTACCTCTACCAAAGTAGCTATCTTAGACTCATTAGATATTGGAGATGTTAACACGCTAGTAATAGCTTCAATATTAATCTTGTCTTTTTCTGCTTTAGTCTTTTGATCTTCTTGAAGTGAATCAATACCAGATAAATCTTGTACTATTCTAAGCTCTTTGTTTTCAAAAGAATTATAAGCAGGTATAATAGAATCATACCCTCTAATTATCTTGTTATTATTAGGGATTACAGCATCGGTATAAAGCTTTTTATCAGCTATCTTTAAGTTGTCTAATGTTGCATTATCCCAATCATTAAACAATACAGAAGGAACACTAAAAGCATTACACAAAGTCCTCATATCAACATAACCGCCTTCAATCATCTGCATTTGTTGAGATGACATACCAAGACTAGCAACATTAAGATTAGCACTACTAACAATGTTTTTACCAAACTTATCAGCCCCGCCTAATAACTTATCTGTATTTTTTTGAATCTCTAGCCTTTGGTCTTCTGTCATTATAAGATCAGTACCACTAGAAATAACATTGGAAGCTCCACCATTTGACAACATTGATGCAGTAGCTAAACTTCTATTATTAGAACTCTTTAACGTGTTGTAAGCAGCTTGTAAAGGGCTTAACCCTCTTTGTGATTTAATGCCTTGTATAGAAGGGTCTAAATACTTGTTATGTATTATTTCTTCTGGCATATAGTCTATTAATGTGGTATCTAACTTAGCATATTGATAACGCTGTATAGATTGGTCTGAATTATAAAGCAAATCAACCAAGTTAGACTCTAATAATTCAAGCTCTGTAACTAGATCAAAAGAAGATGTTAACTTTTTCCAAAATATATCCCCTGTATTAAGGAGGTAAACCATAGTATCAAACCTAAAGTCTTCTTCTTTTATTAATGAGCTAGGGTTTTTAACCAATATGTTTAATGAGCTTTCTTCGTCTATCTCCCATCCGTCAGGGGTTTTTTGCTCTACAACAAAAGGAATTACTTTTCCTACTTCTGCTATCTTTTTTATGATAGGATAAACATCTGGATTAGATACATAACCTTCATTTATTAGCTTATTGTCTTCTTGTAATCCATTAAAAGAAAAATGATTATTAATTGATTCCCCTATTACGACAGAAGAACCCAACCCGCTAATAGATTTTTTTTGAGTAGTATTATTGAATAGCTTTTTTAATATATTCATTATAATATTTTGCTATTCGGTAAAAATACAAAATATTATTTTGTTAAACTAAGGTATTAGATGAGTGAGGGCGTAACGGATGCCATCAATGATATGGTTGTGATCGTCAATAGGTACAGTTTTAGTTCCTTTGTCTATCCAAGCATAGTTATTAAGCTCTTTAATTAGGTTGGTAGAGTCAGGTGATACTATCAATTGATAAGATTGCATTTTCTTAATCCCTGCTAAAATAGAATTAGGTTTCTTAACTACTGGATAAATGTTTAAACCTGCCCCCCTTATCTCGTTTATTAGTCTTAGTTCGCTGTTATCTGCTATTATGTTATTTTTTCCACAGTTAGTGATAAAAGCCTGTGTAAGCTCTTTAGTACCTAAATGTTTACCGTATAGTATTTCCTTTAGATATATTTTATTCTTTGATACAGCTACTTTAACTATTGTTGATGGATCGTTAGCAAAACCCCAATCAGCCCCAAATATAAAAGGGAGCGAGTTGTCAAATTCTCCTGTTTCCCAGTTCTCAAATATTACACCATCTGCTTTATCTAACCAACCTCCTAAATATGTGTTTACATATTCTTTAATAGCTTCTTTTTGTTGATGTTCTGTTAGTGACTTTTTAGTATATGGGTCTATTCCTTTTTTAGCTTTTACTCTACAAACAAAAGCTTCTTCTAACCAATCATCATCTAAGTAATCAACACCTAATAAATATGTCGTATGAATATGCTCAACTTTAGGATGATTAGATACCAAAACTTTAAAACCGTCTATATCTACATATTTCTCATGACCTAACACCCATTTCTTATAAATAAAATGCTCTGGTGTAACAGGGTTCATAACCCAAATAACCCTATTTTGTTTTGTTTTTGACCGTATAGATTTATTTATTCTATCAAATTCAGCTTCATCAATAAAGTCTTCACCTTCTTCTATTACCCATGTTGTTATACCTGACAAAGATTTAAGATTACCTGTATTACTTTTTGATGATGCTTTGATACCAGTAAACCATATAAAGGAATTTGTTTTAAGGTTTATTATATGTGTTCTAGTGATGTGAAAACTACTATCTAACCCTAACCTTTCAATTGCTTTTTTAAATTCTGGTATAATAGATTTTTCAGCTGACGACATTGTATAACGAGAAAATAAAACGCCTTCTCCTTTTTCGTATGTAAGCCTTAATATAAAGTCATGAGTTGAATGAGATTTTAAAGAACCCCTACCCCCTGTAACAAAAAAATATCTTTTATTTGAATAATATAAAGGCTCATAAGATTCATCAATACTATTAAGCCCCACTATCTAAGTCTTTAAATTTATCCTCTAATGATTCAATACCTTTCTTACTACCGTTAACCCAACCAATAACAGGTATATCTACAGACTCTCCATTAGTTGTTACGTCTATTTTATCTTGTGGCTTACCGAAACCATACTCTAAAAGTGATTTAAAGTGGTTGTATGATCCTTCATCAGCAAAATCTGCTAACCTCTCAAATGCACCTCCTTCACTACCCCACTTCTTAACCATAGCTTTAATAGCTAGTATAGATGTTTTTTCTTCATCTATCTTTTTTGGTCTTCCTGCTCCTTCTCTAGCTCCTCCGTTGTTTTTTCTCTGGTCTTCCAATTGAAAATAAATTGTTTAATCAATTCACAAGATACAAAAAAACCCTAACTATTCAGAAAGGGTTTAAAAGCGTATTAAGCTTTATCATCAA